CATATCAATATAAAAATTATATTCACCTACCTTTCTAATATTATAAGGTGGATATGTTGATGGAACAAAGTCTCTATTTAACATATTAAACATACGATCAAAGCCTATCGTATAAGGCATAAGTTGGTCTATATTAACCATAATAGCTTCTCCTTTTAAAAGCAAGATTAGCCTTGAGGTTTTGACATTTGCAACAACCCTCTGGCCATTTGTATTATTTCACCATAGTTAGGATGCGGAGGTAACTCCGTTCCTTCCTTAGTCGCCTTAATAGTAAGGTCTGCCCATTCTTGAAAATGCCTATCAATTGATATAGCCAATTGTTTTGCATTATCATCAAATGTATTCTTTGTTTGAGCACCTGTGAACGCTACGTTCGCCTCCGCTAAAGCGGCATCAGCTTGTAGCTTCTTTTGCTCTACTTGTTTCTTAACTTCAGCAGCTTGAGACTGTTCTTGTAATGCTTTAACAGCTTTCTGCTTAAACTCATCTGTTGTATAATCTTCTAGGAAATCATTACTATCTAGATTCATTGATTCTATTAATTTAGTTGCTAAGACAGCTGGAGCTTCAGGACGTATTACCATTCCTGCACCTTGCTGATTTAATGCAGGTAATATTTCTGCACCTATCTTAGATAACTTACTAATAGTATTTGAATTTGAATTTTCTCCAATATCTAACAAAATTTCCACATCCATCTTCGATGGAAGTGTTGACATATCTATAGTACCATATACACCATCAAGGTTATAATTAATTTTACCTTTCATATTCTTGTACATAGTTTCATAGATACCTTGAACTAATCTCTTAAATCCAGTTTCAGCAAATCGTCTTGCAATATGCTGTATTCTTTTTTGAGCAGCGGATTGTACTGCTTGTAACTTTTGTTCTGAGTTACCTGAGATATATAATGTATCATTTAAACCTTGAGCAGCCTTTGACATTCCTGTTGCTTGTTCTTTTATTAATTGTAAATGTTCTAGCAACGGTACTGTACCTGCAGAAATAGTATCAGGTGTTAATGGTGCAACAGCTTGGGTTGGATTACCATTTGTCGGAATGATTTGCTTAGGCTTCATATTCTGTAATGCACTGAAGTCTACAATATTAGGATCAGCTAACTTAGGAGCATAGTTTGTTAAATATGTATTCTCAACAAATCCTCTTAATATTGCTGTACTTGCTAATGTACTACTACGTGTAAAGTCTGCCATAGATAATCCAAAGAATTCATGTGGAATATCTATTGGAACAATACTTGCTAAAGGTATTGATTCAACATCTTCTTCTGCTAATATATTTTTACCAACAGTAATAAAATGTTTTAACTCAGCAATACCATCACCATCTCTATCAACATTTAACCAGGATTCTGTAACTGTAATTGATCTATTAGCTTCTAACGGATTATCTTCATGCAATAAAGCACCGTCATGATACTCTTGCCCTGTTACAAGTTTACGTGCAGCAACATCTTCTGAATATGATGATGCACCAAACCAAGACTCACTACCTTTAAGTTCATCCCAGTTATCAATACTATCAGCAGCTTCTGGATAATATTGTCTTATTTCAGAACGTGTCATTTCAGTTTGTATACCAACAAAAGAAGCATCAGTAATACACGTTGCTTCTCTTGAAATACGAAAACTTTCTGGTGGAACTATTTCAATTTTAACTCTTGACTTATCTAATTTCTTTTTTATTCTTACATTAACATACATTAAATCAACATCAGGATCTGCACCAGATAAAGGATCTGCATTAGTATATTGATTTTCAAATTCTAAACTTCCAACAATCTCTGTGTTTTCATCAGCTAGCATTTCATCTAAAGCTGATTGAGAAATCTTTTCATACTCTTCAAAAACATATTGAGTATCTTCTACATAATACCAACGACAGATTGCATTCTTCCATAACAAAGAAGATTTAATCCACTGTTGTAAAATTTCCCACCCACTATTCTTTTTAAATAAACAGTAATTAACTAAAGCAGAACCATCTTTTGCTGCTTTAAATGAACCTGGACTTTCATCATACGGAACAAAACGAGCTAACTTATTATTCGCTAAAAACAAATCAGATATAACTGCAGTATAAGCTTCAATTACTTCTGTTGTACTTGTATCAACAATAGTGCTAACACCTTGTGGTGCTAAATGATAATTTGCTAAACCTGCATATTCATAAGTAGCTTTTAATCTTTCTCTAGCTAGATCAGTTGCATTTAACCAATCTCCTGAAGAATTATGTACACCTGTTTCAATTAAATTAATTAATTGTTCATCAGTAACTACTTCTTTATAACCTGGAGATGCCATTAGTATTTACCTCCAGTATTTGAATATATCTTTTTTGATTTTTCTAAATCAGCAACAGTATAACTACCCGCTTTAGGAAGTTCTCTTTTTTCTTCTTTTTTATTTTCTTTTACGGGTTTTACTTTTACTTCCTTTGGTCGCTGAATGTATCTCTCGTTCATGATCCGCTCCTGGGTTCAATCGTTCACTCTTTGTTTGTGCATCAAATCTACATTGCTCACGCATTGTTAATTGTGCTTCAAACATTTTTAATACGTTCTCATTATTATCTGAGTTCTTAATAAATAACTTTATAGCAACATAACTGTTACCTTTAAATAATAGTTCATTATCTTTATAAACTTTTCCTGTAGAACCTTCTATAAGCAACCTATTATTTTTATGTGTGTATAACATTTCATAATTTACTTATCACATGTAATTGATCATCCCAGTAAGATACCTTTTCAGCTTCTTGTTCTAAAGCCTCTAAAATATCACTATGCTCACCAATACCTACAGATTGATTTAAATATACTTCTATATTTGCTAAATGCTTTTGCTTATTTCCTTCGGCATAAAGTTGCCATGCTTTTAATAACTTGTCTCTCATTTTATATCTTTCCCCTGTTAATATAATTTCTTTAATAGATCTACCACATCCTATACAATAGTCTTCTTCATTTAAAGTACAGATGCCTTGACATTCCATTTAAAAATCTTTTTTTAATTTAAATAGAATATATTCATTACCAACTGTTGGTTTTATAGTTAATGCCGGTACTTTACCATTAGGTTCTTTCTTCCCAACATACGCCCATTCATGACCACTTGTCATTTCTTTTTTAGCAGTATCAATAAATTCTGCATTATTTACACCAACCATTGTGGCAACAAAAACAAAAAACATTATCATATCATCCTCTTATTTTTTAATTTTGTTAAATCCCATATACGCACCAACAATACCTGCACCTGAAATATAAAATAAATTAGACAGATCAGATAATGCTTCAACTCTTTCTAAAGGAACAAAAAACATTGCAACAGTAAAAATACCCATTCCTATTAATGTATATCTTGCCATACGTAATTGTGCTAAATGTTTTCTCAAAGCAGTTTCTGTTTCCTTTATTTCTTTTACATGCGCTAGTTCAGAATCTGAAACTATACCATCTCCATCCTCATCATATTCATTATACTTTGATTCTGGTTGTAGTTTCTTTGTTGTCATTTTGAGTTTTTAAAACCTCTTGTATAGCTTCCTCAATTGACGGTATATAATTTCCTCTACGAGCTTGGCTATTCTGATAACGTATAGCAGCACGTCTTATCTTCTTATGCGACATTCTTCATTCTTTCAATAAGTCTATTAGCTCGATTAGTTACTTGTTTATGCCATAAACTATCTTCCATTTCTATTGCAGCTTTCTCCCAGTTATGTTCTGCAAGAGCAACTTTAAACTTAAGAAATTTCTGCATTCGAGGTTTACCCATATTAAACATCATATTCGCAACAATGCGCTGGGCTTCCTCTGGGAGATCATTAAAGAATACATATTCATTTTCACAATCAGCAATAACTATACCTATATCTTTTTCAAAAACATCATTAATTCTTTCTTCTCCAATCTCAGTACCAACTTCTAAACCATACTCAGGATCGGAGTCAGTAATGAGGTGGCCAATCCCAAAAGTAGGATAACCGAGGTGATCTTTATATATTTCATGAACACAACCTTCATCAATTTTTAATTCTTCCCTTAATTTTTCAATATTCATTTTAACTCCTATAAATGGCGGATATATCCCCTGCTTCCGCCGGAGCAGTGAGGACAACGGGATTCTGTTAAATCCACTCAGTCTGGTCTTGTGTAAACTGACCAGCTCTCTGAGACCACGGGACTTTATCTCTTGTTAACTTATCATAATGTGTTCGTAGAGTTTCTAAAGCAATTGCCATTGCCATAACAGTATCATCATGACACCCAGGTGCAGCTTCAGTTTTCCCCGACTCTGTTGATATATAATCTTTTAATTCTTGGATAATAATATGAGAACCTATCCATATATCATCATTCTCAACAGCATTTTTAAGGTTACCTATAATATGAGGCTTCGTTGATTGTGTTGTTCTAAAACCTGGAACTAAACCTTCCTCTTTAGATATAGCAGCGATTTTAGTTTGTTTATATAAATTTATATAATTCATTTGAGTAAGCCGTGATAATGTAGCTATCCCCATAGAATTACTTTCAACAGTCAACAATGCATTATTATAATATCTTCCTAAATAAAATAATAAATCACCAAACTTACTCGGATCTAAATGGTTGTCTCTAAACAAACCAATTACTTTCCTATCTGTATTCATAACAACAGCTGCTGAATAATCTTGACCTACCCCTAAGGATACATCAGCAGCTACTACATAATTACTATCCCAATCCGGATATTCCCATATATAGAAATTACCTTCAGTGGAATCTTCCCACATACTTGCATTAAAGTCAAAGCGCATTCTTTTTTCAGGCGCTATAGGTTCAAGTTCATTTAACTTGTCCAATGCAAATACTGAAGAGCCAGCCGTAATAAAAGCTTCATCGGGAGTTGCTGGGTATTCCTGGCGGAACTTAAGTTCCCCACCTTCAGCTATCTTCAACCGACGCCAGTAGAGTTGACCGTCATTTAGATCGTATTGCTCTACCAGTAGCTCCTCCTCTGAGGAACGTTCGAATGTTTCTGGAGGATCCCTGTAATATTCTTTTGTAACAAACCAAGGTAAAAATATTGGTGTATACTCATTTTCACCTTCTAAGGCTCCTCTCCATAATCTATAAAATTCTCCTGTTGCACCGTTAGCTGTTGACTCAAGTATAACTTCAGTACCCTCAGCTTCGGATATACCCTGGAACAAACCAGCTAATATCTTTTCATCATGCTGCCAGAATGCAACCTCAGATAAATGTGCAATCGTTGGGGTTGTACCTCTACCAGCTTCAGGAGAACCTGCTGTATATAATCTATATGATGCTACGGGTTTTTCACCAACCTCATCTTTTTTAAAATGTGGAGATGATATAACAATCTCTTTAGCATTTGATTTTAATTCTTTTGGTTTATAAATCTTTTCCATATTTCTAATAAGGTTTCTACTCATATTAAAAAGTGCGTCTGATGTTGCACTGTCATGAGCCATAACAACTGAACGTGCATGTGGAGTGAAATATGTTTTCCAGAATACTCTTCCTGCACAGTAGGTACTAATACCTTGTTGTCGAGCTTTTA